CGAATACAAGATAATTTAAAACTGATTAACAACCGTCAACAAAATTGACAATCCACCGTCGCCACCAAAGGGATTCATAGCCCTTTCACAAGCGACATCGAACGAACCACACTCAGGCGGAGTGACCGATTAAGACCGGAGTTCGAAAGAACTAACATCCAGGACCATGCCCAATATTTTGGGCTGGACCCTCGCTGGCGCCACCCTAACACTTGGGTGCGTGTCATTGAGCAAAATCTACAAAATTCTGAGAGTTTCTGTGGACATGAGAACCCATCCGGGAGAGAGAATCCCTGGATGTGAAGTCCTCCACAACACCCTGCGGAAGATCCCGGTAAAACTACCGAGAGTCAAGGTGGGCAAGCCCCACCCCACAGCGGAAGCGCGGAGGAGACTTGGCAAGCTAGCTTGCTCCAATCTCGTGGCCGCCACAGGAATGACTCCTTACTTCATGTCCATGTCACCCAGCCAATGCAGGGAAGGCATGAAAGGCCAACGGCTGATGCATGACCAGAAGGACTTCACCAAACACTCAGACATAGTGAACGATGACCTGCCGGAGGACGCGGCCATCGTACTTATCGACGTGGATTACCATATGAGCGAGAAAGAAATCACCTCGCTAGTGGCAACAGGCAGGCCACTGGTAATGTACACATACCTGCCCACCCAACCAACGTTCATGGCCGACGAGATCGGAGTGCGTTGGAACGGGGAAGCATTCGAGTTCCGCGGACCAGAGTTCTCCCACACACACCAACTGTGGGACTGGTCGCGTGACATATACACCTTCGACTACAGGAAGGAACGCCCGTGGTGGAACCCTTTCTGGACTGAAGATCTGACTGTCGTACCAGCGAACAGGCCCGATGAAGGCAGATTTTACTGCAAAGCAGTCACCAAGGACCTAGGTTCCGGACGGGCCATAGTGACCCTAACTCCAATGGCAAGCCACGAGCTTCGCCACGAGTCCAGACTCAAGGCCCTGTTAGGGGAAAATTGGCTCACTGGAGACCTTTTCAGCACGAAGGAGCTCAGAGTTCTCAGGGCTGCCCAAGCGATGCCATGCCAAAAACCCCTCCGGTACGTCCCTGAGAAACGCACCAACCCCAAGTCAGGTTCTGTCATGTACGGCACTTTGACCCACACCGAATCAGGACCTCTTCTGTCCCTTACGACGCACGGCTCAGCGACCTCCACTGATTTCGTTCCAGCAGTCATAGGTGTGGCCTCCAACCTTGAAATGGCCAATGCGAAGTGTACGCAAGGGAGCGTTTCCATTTCTGTGTCCCAACATGAGCTAGTGGATGGATACACCGCGGACCAATACGACCTGTTAGCCGCCTGGTCAAACCAAGGCAGGTGTGCTCATTACTCACTGGGCGCCCAATGGAGACCCGGGAGCCTAACGTTTTCCACTCCTAACCCGGAGCCAAACAGTGACATCAAGTTCCCGAAAGTCACGGAAATTATGGACCAGCTAGTCCCATATTCCCGGACAGTCCTGACCCACTGCGCCTCTACCAAGGTTGACGCAGTTAACAGAAGAGTCATATACCCACCGAGCAAAATCAGCGATAAGAACATGACCCCATGGATGCTGAGCACGGTTGGAGACTTTGCGGAGGCTTTCTTCGAGGGAAGGAACGAGGACTACGTACAGACGGCCAACGGGCGACTGCACCTGTCAACGTTCGAAGTGGCATCTGCCAAGGCCCAGAGACCCGCCCAGCGAGTGATGAATGACCTGGGAGAATTCAGCCTCAACGCAGCCGCAGTCCTCAAGGGGCAAAAATTGCCAACTTTAAGGGGATTCCTGAAGAGGGAACCCATTAAGAATGGCAAGGACTCGAGGATCATCACTCCAGTGGATCCCGTCACCCGAGCCCTCGGAATGAGGGTGGCACACACGCTGGCAAGCAGGGCCAAGAAATGCCACGCTTACGCTTTTGGCATGCAACCTAGGGAACTCGCCAAGAGAATCGCTAGGAAAGCCATGGGAAAGTGGAAAGCCAATGAAACTGACGCCGGAAGGATGGATGGCACCATCAACGGCCTGTGTAGGGCAATCGTCCTCATCGTGATGCGGCGACTCATCTCGTTCAGGGACATATCATTGGCAGAGGCCGCCCTGGACAGATGCAGAAAACGCAAGGTGACACTTGGGGACGGGGTCACCTATAGAACAGTGGAACACAGATGCTCTGGAGACCCGTTCACCAGCGTCTGCAACACCATCATAGCTATCTACGCTGAATATTTGGCTTGGAGACACTCAGGCAAGAGCCACAAGGAAGCATGGACCTCCCTAGGCATGCACGGTGGAGATGATGGTCTAGACTTCGGGATGCCCAAAGGAGCGAACGCGTGGGCATACAGGCAACTTGGCCTCATTCTTAAAGAGAAAACTGTCCTCCGAGGAAAGCCGTTCGTGTTCCTAAGCAGGGTGTTCGGGCCAAATGCTTGGGCCAATGCAGATCCATCCAATGGCGCAGATCCCCTCAGGGCCCTTAGCCAGCTCAACACCACCTGCGCGAACGACCTCACTGTTGAACAGGCGAGAGCCGCGAAGGGCATCTCCTACACGTTCACAGATCAATACAGCTTCCTCTTGGGAGACGTTGCCAGGAAAATGGCCAGCTCGCTCCCGAACGCTGAAGCCTGGGTAATCAAACGGTCAAAAGCTAACCGTGACGTCCTAACCCACCACGCCAGGCAGCACGTCAAGCGAGGAGGGTGTTTCCAAGAGCCAGGTGATGACATGAGATGGTACCAGCAACTGGTCATGTCAACATTCGAACCCCACAAAGTGCATCGACTCCTCACTTGGTGCAACGATGAGAAAAGTGACTGTGCCCACCCTCCCGTCTTGATGAAACCTACCAAATTCGAGGTGGGCCACCCTAGCCTCATGATATATGAAAATGGGGACGCTTTCCATGTCAAGGGAGGACCAGCAAACCCCAAGCCCGAGCCAGCAACGGACCGAAAGTCGCCCAACGAAGTGCTGTGTGAGGCCCTCTCAGGGGCCATGGCTCCCCAGCCCTCCAGAAGTCCGATGGCAAGGAAAACCCTAATCGCCATCCCAGAGGCCACCACGGACCCCGAAACCACAGCCCCCACCTCCCCTACAGACCCTCCGGAAGTTACCCCACCTTCCAAACCCCCCAAGGAGACCAAGAAAATGGAAGACCATGACCATTCTGGCAAAACCACCAAAAGTGCCAGAAGAAAGCAAAAACGGGGGAGAAAGAAGGGGAAGAAGAAAAAGAAGGTAAAGGAAGGGAAGCTCCCAACTGAGGGTGTAGGAGCTCCCCCCGAATGAGGAATGGGAACGCCTCGTCACGCCTTAAAACTGAACCGCCGTTAGCAACGGATAGCAGTGGCCTGAGCTTTAAAAGGTCACAATGGTGCCGGGCACGTCCGGAACCAAAACCTGTTGACACGAATACAAGAATTTCAACAGAAACAAAGTCCGACCAAGTAAAACGTCGACACTAAATCTCAATCCAATAGCGTCATCATGCCACGACGACGCAACAAGAACACTCGAAAGAACCCCCCCAAGCCCGCACGGGCCCGGAGACAGACCAAGGGGTCCGGACCCATCTCCTTCAAGGAAAGGCTAAGGAAGGAGACCCGGGGAAAAATCTTTGCTCCGGCCGGAGCCGCCCTGGGCTCAATGGCTGGCGCCACCCTAGGTTCGCCGGTTATCGGCGGAATGCTTGGGAGAAGGGCCGGCGAGTGGCTCGCCCAAATCTCAGGGTTCGGGGACTACACAGTCCGGCAGAACTCACTCCTTTCCCAGAACGTGCCAAGGTTCGGTGCTTCGACCTTCCGCCTTAAGCATCGAGAGTTCATCACCGATCTAACCTCGCCTGGACCAGACTTCAACAGCACCACATATTTGATCCAGCCAACGAACGAACTTCTGTTCCCCTGGGGCAGCAACATCATGCGCCAGTACTCTGAGTACAAAATCAAGGGAATGGTCTTTCAATTCAAGAGCAATTCAGCCACCGCCATTGGGTCCACATCTACGGGCCTGGGGACGGTGGTGATGGCTACCCAGTACGATGTGCTGCACACGAACTTCCACGACAAGAAAGAGATGGAGGCCCACGAATTCTGCGTCTCAGGGAAGCCCTCTGACGACATTCTGCACCCCGTGGAATGCGACCCATCAAAGTCACCCTTGGACACTCTTTACATCCAGGACGCCACTGTTGAACTGAAGTCAGACCAAAGGTTCCACGACTTTGCCAAGTTCACTGTGGCCACTGTTGGGCAACAATCCCCAGCCAACCTTGGCGAACTGTGGGTCTCCTACGACATCGAGCTATCAAAGCCCAGGCTAGACCTGGCCCCTGGTGCCGTCATCTCCAAATTCAGCTGCAAGCCAAACTCTGATAGCTTTCTGGGGAGCCCGGAGACGTTCCCAGCGCCCTATTCAGGCAACAGCCCTTATGTGGTGGTGGACCTATCAGGGCCCACGTCACTGAGCAACCCGGAGATTCGCTTCTACAAATCGGGCAGGTACATCATCACCCAGTCCGCTAGTGGAAGCTTCGGAGCGGGAGCGGTCAGCGCAGGGTCCGGATCCGGAAGCGGATCCATGGTGCCAGTCCCATGGTACTATGACTCCTCACAAACCCAGGCATTCAGCGCCACATCATCTGTGCTCACTTGCATGTCAGCATGGGACGTGACCGTCGGCCATGGGGAACACGCCGGCATGTTCCCGCTAAGGAGTGCTAGCGTGACTAGTTACACCAAAGCGTGCATCACTATCATTGAGGTGCCCAGGGACTTCGGCAGAAATCCCCCCCTTGAGGTCTCAATGGATCCGGCAATCCGCCGGGCCCTGGAGGACCTCCGACCCCAACGAAACGCCATGTGCGTGACGAAGAGGGCAACAAGCCACAGCATACACAGCAAGCTGGAGGATCTAGAATTGGAACACAAAGAACGAATTCCAGATCCCCCCTCACCAACGGTATCGTACCGGAGCTTCAAGGTGCTGTGACCGCTTGAACCAAAATCGGCCCCCCCTCATGGGGGGCCAAGGACCAATTGGAACCACGTCGGGTTCCATCGCCGCTAGCCAGACTCGCCATTAAAGAGAGACTAGTGGGATTACCACTTTCCAAC